CTAATTTGTTTTTCGAAATGCTTTTTCGAATCGATCAGATGATTCCTTTTGCATGTCTAAAGTAACGTGCGAGTATGTATTCATTGTCATCTCAATCGAAGAATGCCCCAATCGTTCAGAAACAATCTTTGGATGTTCTCCAAGATGTAACATAAGTGTTGCATGAGTATGTCGTAGATCATGGAAGCGAATCTTTTTCAAGCCAACCTTTTTAATTGCTTTTGTAAAATGATCATATATACCATTTGGATTTAAAGGTTGGCCAGTTTCTTTTGTTACAACATAACTATCATCCGAAAAAATTATGCCAAGTTGTAGTCCAAATTCTTTTTGAGAAATGCGATATTTTTTAAGTTCTTCAATTACAAAATTTGAAATAGAAATAGCTCGGGAAGATTGCTCATTTTTTGTTGATTGCACATAGATACCTTCATTTGGAGTGTAATACAATGTTCGTTTAATATTAATCTTTTCTGTCTCGAAGTTAATATCTCCCCAACGAAGACCTAAAATTTCACCACGGCGCATACCAGTATATATAGCTAGCATGTACAAAATATAATAATATTGTTTATCTTTCTTCATGTAATCAAGAAACTTTCGTGCTTCCTCAAATGACCATGTTTGCATTTCCTTCTTTTGTTTTCTAGGCTTGGTGACTTTTGTAAGTATATTAGAGTGCACATATTCCCATTTAACCGCAGTATTTAGAGATGTTTTCAAAATTGAATGAAGAAGTCCTACATAGTCTTCTGTCACACCTTCATTAAGGAACTTATTATACATCGCTGTTATCATTGGAGCCTTTAGCTCATGTATATTTCTATGTCCTATTACTGTGACAATTTTTTTAACAGCTGTTTTGTATGCAGCGAAAGTAGAGGATTTTACATTATGCTTTGCCACAGTTTCAAGCCAAAGTGTCATAAATTCTTGTACGGTAACTTTTTTCTCTTCAAAATAGTCACCATGCTCTACTTGTGTAATAAGTACCGCGGCAGCTTTTTGTGCTTCTTTTTTTGTTTTGAAACCAGATTTACTTTTTTGTTTTCGTTTCCCTGTTTCTGGATCGATACCAATATCAACTGTAAAAGACCATTTGTCACCGCGTTTTCTAAAATATCCTTTCATTGGACTAAGACCTCCTAATAATTATTTAAACAGCGTAATATACCCGTAAAACGTCTTGTATGCGACTTGCAAACATTTGCTCTTCATAATGTATTAAACGCCTGTTAGCAAGCTCTACGGTGACGTTAAATGTATTAGAAAGTAAGTAAATTGCTTCTGAACGTATAGATGGGAGAGGTAACTTTTGCAACATAAAAGTAGGAATACAAAAGTGCATAGCAAAATTCTGTGCCTTTGCTTCTTGATAGTCTAAGAACATCTTTGGCATACTCAATTGATTCCCAGTATGAAAGAGTAGGTGTGCCATTTCATGACCAAAATCTTCGAATTGTTCCTGTGGAGACTTTCGGTCATCTAATACGATGCTTGCTAGACCGTTACGCTCCATTGCACAACTTCCTATCGGAACGAAATAAAGCCAAATGTTTAGCTTTTTTGCAATCTTCATCATATCCATTTGTTCTGGAACAAAGATAGACAGCGATTGGTACAAGTTTTGGATGTAGTCTTCGAGTTGTGTAGTGTAGTAGGGCTGTGATTTGTACATGTCATTTCACTCCATATTTGTATAATAAGAACATACGTTCTTATTATAGAGCAAAAAGAAAAGCCCGTATAGGGGCTTTTTGGAAGTTAAATCGTATTTTCTATTTTTTAGGCTCTGTTAAACCTTAATGTTGATATTTGCATAATAATCAAGGGAAACCTTATTTATCAGGATTTCCCACTTTCTTGTTAAATGATAAATCTTGAAATCTATACCATAATGATCTTGTAGAATTAACTAAGTATTAGGTTTAAATCCCATAATGTATCATATATTTCTTTTCTTCTGTTGCCTTTATAATTTTTGAAGCCAGTTCATTTAGTTCAGCAGATTTTTTAAAATAACTTGAAGATGTGACTATATCATAAAATAATGATAATGATTCAGGTGGAATAATTGTTATTCCCCAATAGGCTAAACCATATTCTGGGCGATTAAATGAATGAAAGTAGGTTTTCATTATAGATAAAAGTTTATTTAAACTATTGATAATATCATCATCAACAGAAATGCAATTGTATTTTTGAGGGTTATAATCATTGTAATTTCTCTGACTTTCGAAATTATCAATTATTCCAAATTCATGTACGCAAGGCATTGTCATCAACCTCTCAATAAAAAATAACTAATTGGGAAAGTATTAAATATAAACACTCTACTTTAACAGAGCCACTTTTTAAGAAATCTGATATTTTTGTTTTTTATAACCAATCTAATTTTTCGTGATCTGAAAAAATATGTAAATGTGTAATTTTTATACAGTTACAGAATAAATAAAAACACGCAATAAGAGCGTGTATTATTTTTGTTCATCCCCAGGCTTACGGTTCTTTTCTTTCATCTTGATAAACTCCCAAAACTGACGCAGTTCTTCTTGCTTCTCTGGAGAAGCATCTTTAATGTCTTTGAACCATAAACCGAGTTCTGGATCGTTAAGGGCTTTGTCAATTTCTGTATCATTTTCATGTGTATATGTTTCAATTATCCCTAGAAGGTAATCAGTAGAAACTTCATAAAAATCAGCAGCATTTTTAATAAAATCTGGATCAGGTTTTCGTTCACCTGCTTCATAACGGGATAATTGCACATTTGAAACATTTAAAGCTTGTGCAGCTCTAGTTTGAGAATATCCTCTTATTTCGCGCACGTGACGCATTCGCTTAGCTAATGTGCTCATATTTCTCCCCTTTATTCTTTTTTATATTAAATATTTTACCATATCGGTAAATAAGCTAAAATAAACTTACCGAAAAGGATATAAATCGATTGACTTTGCCGAAATGGTAATATAATATAAAGGCATAAGTTACCAATTCGGCAAAATGAGGAGGTGCAAAATGTTACAAACAGTTAAAAAGGTTGATTTAGAAAAAATTAAATACCTTAGAAAAGAGTTAGATTTTTCAGTTGAAGAGATGTCTAAGAGGCTTGGTTATAAAACAATTAATGGTTATTACTACTTAGAAACAGGTCGTAATAAATTTTCTGCTGAAACTTTAGCGATGGTTGCTGATATATTTGATGTACCCATAGCTGACCTTTTTTTTGAAGAGAATATTGCCAAAATGGCAAGAGGTATTAAAAAACTAGCCTAAGGTGGTGATCCACATGTTCAGCTTCGATGTAGATAGTTTTCGCCAAATCATTCGTGAAGAAGTGGAGAGGGCAACGGTACATTTACAAAAACAAAATGAATTGCCGCCATTTCTTACTGTAACGGAATTAATGGAGCTCCTTCACATCAAACGTACAAAAGCTTCTGAGTTGTTAAATCGCTCTGATTTTCCCGTATTCCGTGAAGCAGGAGTATTGATCCCGACACATCTTCTCTTCCAATGGATTGAAAAGCATACTTTTTGGATAGAAGAGAATACCGAGTTTTATAGCAAACAAGTTATCTAAAGAAAAAATTATCATATTTACTTGTCACAAATAAATAATCGTTTAGGTACGAATGGGGGATATAGAAATGGCCATAGGAAAAGAAATTGCCATGGCTCGTAAACGACAAGGTCACACTCAAGAAAAACTCTCCTTAGATATTCCTGCAAGTCGTGAGTCATTGGCAAAGTACGAAACAAATAGTCGTCATTTGCCAAAGGATTTACACAAACATATTTCAGAAGCACTGGATGATCCACAATTTTTCTTTCACATTTGGCAAGAAGCAGCTGGAGCGGTTAGTATTCCCTTTTTCAACGGGGAATTTGTTGATCATCATCCTACAAGCATGAAATATATGGTCCAAAAAGAAACAGCGGAAGCACTTGAACAACTAGAAACAGTTTGTTGGTTTAAGCCACCGCAAGCATTATCAGAAAATGAAAAACAAGAAATGAAAAAGGTTATGCATGAAATTTTAGATGCGGCAGCATCAATGACAAACTTGGTAGCTGTTTTATGTGACCAATATGATTTTTCAATGAAGGATGTCTTTAAATACTGGAAGATGTCCTTAAGGGCGAGACGGTATACAGACAGTTGATTAAGTAATCTGTATAGAAAAATCAAATGTAAAGGAGAAATAGTAAATGACAGTAAATTATGAAAACCCTAGATTAGATGATTACAAGAAGTTAATTCGTTTTGAAGCAGAATTAAGCGGAGACATAAAGCTAGCTACAATTTTTGGAGAGTCAAGTAAAGTTAGAGAGTTAAAGCTTAATAAGAAGTTAATAGCAATTCGAATCAGAATTATTGAGGCTTCGTTTATCTTGAAGCATAAAAATACAAAATCTACCGCTTTGCAGAGCGATAGATCAATGATTTTCAAATATTAAGTTAAGCCAATTATATCAAATTAAAAGCTATATAACAATGGGGGTGCTGCATGATTTTAGACAAAACATTACATAGAGTATTACTGAATCCTAAGATATTTCAGCAATCGACATCAAAGCAGCATCTTATTCACTTAGTGCAGCAGTATCTTGCAAAAGGATATAAGAATTATCGCTTATTACGTATAGAAGGCGGATTTGCGATATGTAAACGGGAGGATGAATAACATGGCAGTTTATAGACAAGTACAAGTTTCATTTTGGCAGGATGCAAAAGTTATTGAGGAAATGACTCCAGAAGATAAGTTGTTTAATCTGTATCTTCTTACAAATCCACGTACTACACAAATTGGCGTATACCAAATTACGAAAAAGCAAATGGCTTTTGATTTAGGATACTCCATGGAAAGTATTAATTCACTCTTAGATCGTTTTGAAAAGCACCATAAATTAGTTAAGTATAATCCAGAAACACGAGAATTAGCGATTACCAACTGGGGAAAATACAACCTTAATAGAGGTGGTAAACCGATTGAGGATTGTATCCGTAAAGAATTAGATGGAGTATCAGATGTTAGTCTGGTCGGTTTAGTTGCACAAAAAGTTAAAAACGATAAAATTCGTTCCATTTTCGAAGAATTTCTTGTTGCTAACGATACCTTCGACGATACGTCAACGACAGGTGGGCAAGAAGAAAAAGAAGAAGAAAAAGAAGAACAACAACAAGAAGAACGCGCGAGCGCGGAAGAAGTTGTTGAAGTTAATCCGATTTCTTTTTACGAACAAAATTTTGGATTCATTACACCTTTTATCGCAGAAGGTATTCATGCTTGGGTAGATGACCTAAATGCAGAGCTTGTTGTTAAAGCCATGGAAATTGCTTTAGAGAAAAATACTAGAAATATGTCTTACGTAAATACAATTTTACGAGATTGGCACCTTAAAGGTCTTAAAACAGTAGCGGATGTCGAGGTGGCTGATAAAGCATTTCGCGCTAAGAAAATAGCACAGGTGAAGCAACAACCAACTTACCCACAAAAAGGTTTATCTGAATCAACAAAGCAAGTATTGCAGCAACAAGAGTCCTGGAAACAAAATGTGCCTACTGATGAAGAACTTGCAGCACTTAACCAGCAGAACGGATGGATGATGCAATGAATAACGAAATCATTCGCAATATAGAAGCTGAACAAAGTGTTTTAGGTAGTATCCTTCTTGAAGGTGATTTAATTAAAGATTGTCAGTTAAGAGAAAAACAATTTTCACATCCAGCACATCAAATTGTTTTTAAGGCTATGAAGGAATTAGATGATGCTGAGAGCCCAGTAGATCTTGTATCAGTAATTGCTAAATTTGATGAAAACTTTATCCAGCAAATTGGCGGTGTAGAGTTTTTTGTTAATTTAACCGAGGTAGTTTCAACAACAAAGAATTTTTCTTATCACGAAGGTCTAGTTATCGAATCTTGGAAGATGAGGCACGCTCAAGAAGTAGTTGTCAATTTATATAACAGTCTTAAAAATGACAAGGATATTAGTGCGATTAGCAACACAATTGATGAGCTGAATGCCATTGAAGAGACAGGATATGCAGGTGAATTTGATTTAAGAGGAACTCTTGTAGAGCTATATCAAAAAATACAGGTTGATGTTGGTGATTTAACAGGTATAAATACTGGATATAACGATTTAAATCGAATGACTTCTGGATTACAGGCAGGAGATTTAATCATTGTTGGTGCACGTCCAGCAATGGGGAAAACGGCGTTTGTACTAAACGTTGCTTACCATGCAGCAGATTCGAATACAGCAGTTGGAATCTTTTCACTAGAGATGGGAGAAGAACAATTGCTCAAGCGAATGATTTCTAGCGCTGGTAATGTTGATGCAACCAAAATGAAAAATCCTAAGAAACTTTGCAATATCAAAGACTGGGAAAACATCAGCCAAGCAATGGGATTGATTAACAATCTCTCACTGGAAATATACGATAAGGTAAATGTAACAATGCAAGAAATTTATGCGAAAACCAGAAAACTGAAACGTAAACATCCAGATAAAAAGGTATTAATAGCGATTGATTATTTACAGCTTATTGTTGGTGATCCAAAGCATAGAGGGAATCGTATGCAAGAGATTGGCGAGATTAGCCGGAAACTGAAACTGATGGCTAGGGAATTGGATGTATGTGTAATTGCTTTATCACAGTTAAGTCGTGCTGTTGAGAACAGACAAGATAAACGTCCTTTATTATCTGATTTACGTGAGACAGGGCAAATTGAGCAAGATGCAGATTTGATTGCATTTTTATATCGTGAAGATTATTACGATCCAGAAACAGCGAATAAAAACATAACTGAAATTATTCTAGCCAAGCAGAGAAATGGCCCTGTAGGTACAGTTGAACTTGCATTTATTAAAGAGTTTAGCAAATTCATTAATTTAGAGAGAAGATACGATAACCAACAGGAGGCATGATGATGTTATTAAGGCAGGAGGTTGAAAGACGGAAATTGCTCACTATTCGTAAATTACTTAGTTTAGGGCTATCTGAGGTAAATGGGAAAACATTAGATCAATTAACATTAACGCAACTTGAAGGGATTTTAAAAACGGGTTTGCGGGTATTGGAGGGAAAGAGCAATGCCAAAGCAGTTAACAATATTTGATGTTGAACCAGTAGTAGCATTTGATCCTAAGAAAGCACATATTCATCTGGTGAATTCACAATTGCGATTTACTGATGTAGTTGTTCAAATTCCACGACAGGTAAGAGCAATTGAAGAATTAAAACCAACAACAGCGCCTGATGATCGGTATGAACTATTTGAAGATTATACGATGGGTATTTGGAGGTACAAACGTGTAACAGATAAACAGTTTGATTGGGAAGAAGCTGAGGAACTTTGTAAACAAGCAAGGGAAAATAAAGAACCCATTCCGATAAGACTCTATCTATCCCTTGAGCAAGCATTTGTTCCAGATAACGTTGTGCAATATCTGTAGACAAATAAAAAAGTTGAGATTACTCCCAACTTAAACCTTTATAAATTATAACATATTGGAGTGATCTATGTGAGAATCAAAGATATAGATGTGAATCTGAACGGCTTAAAAATCGAGCACAATATAGAGCCAGGTAAAGTACTAGTATTAATTTTAGATGGGAATCAAGGAAAAGCAAAAATTTGTGAAGCGGTAGAACATGGGTTTACCATAGTTGAAACTGTGAAGGGACAAGCGAAAAGGGTTAAATTTGAAGAAAGCGAATTATTATTATAGTAGCGTTATTCTTGAAAATATTATTTGAATCTTTATTATATAAATAGGTGATGATAATGAAATTAAGAGATATACATTTAAGGGAAATGTTATTAGCAGAGCTTTATGATGAGCACAAGAATGACTCAAACACAAGAATAATTAATGAATTAGGAATAGATTTTGGAGCTTCAAGAATAGACGTTGCCGTAGTCAATGGTATAATACATGGATTTGAAATTAAAAGTGAATGTGACACACTTATACGCTTACCTCGACAAATGGAGTATTATAATCAATTATTTGAAAGAATGACTATCGTTGTAGCGCCAAAATATTACAATGAAGTGAAAGAGATTATTCCAAATTGGTGGGGAATAAAGGTGGTAAGTAGTAAAGGGGATAGGTTAATTACAAAAAGGAAGGGACGAAAAAAATCGTCCCAAGAATTAGAACTTCTTTTAAAGCTGCTATGGAAAAAAGAATTAGAAGCTTTAGTAGATGTTCTTGGATATTCTAAAAAGCTAAAGAAGTTAAAAAAGCACGAACTATTAGATTTGTTTAAGAATGAGCAGGATATTACTTCTATTAAAGAATTTGTATACTATTCTTTAAAGACTCGTCAAAATTGGCGTGATTGAGTTGAAACTGCAACTTGCTGTTGAAGTTGATCTGCTACTAATTCAATATGGTGATTGATGCCAAACTCTATTGGTTTTTGGTGGTTTGTAATTTTTAAAACTTCGTCTGCACATTGTTTGATAGCATGGTCACCATTTGAAAACTCTTGGCTTTTATACACATCACTATCCACAATTTCTTGACAAATAGAGATGAAGGTTTCTATTCCATCATTTTTTAGAAGTGCAGATTTTCCTATCATATAGTTATCTTCAGTTGTGTAGAATATTTTTAAATAAGTATTATAGTAATCTATATTGGCGTTTTGATCGGGTTCACCTTTTATTCTGACGGTATAATCCCCAAAGTGGAGTGTCGGAAAAGTTTCTTTTAAATGCATATAAGTTTGGAAATCAATGCGGGCATCTGCTATATCGAAAGTTGAAGGAGATATCTTTGCAGCATCTCCCGGACAATTTGTTAGTGCAAGAATTATATGTGAATGCTGTAATCGAGAAAAATTTGTAATAGAATTTGAGATTCTACTTTGATTTATAGCAACATTGGAGAAATCTAAAATTATATAAAAATCTTTAGAGGGAGCTGCTCCAATAATCTTTTCGTTAACTCGTTCAATAATGAAGTCTTCCATAGGGCTATTGAAGTCATGACAGCGAATTCTAATAGCTATTTCGTTACTATTTGTGTTCTGTATCACGGAGTTTATAATCCAATCTGGAGAGTCAAAATGGACACAAGGAATATAATTTAAAGTTGATTCTTCCATTTTATCGATACAATAGGTAATAAGGTTTTTGGTATTAGGACAAACCATTGATTCAGACGCTTCACCAATTTCATTAAAAGCAGGCATAAAGTCATATATGAATTTTATACCGTTTACTTTTCGAGAAAGATAGGAGCCTAATGTTCCAAAAGTTTGCCACCATTCTGCCTGGTTAGCAGGTTTTATTACTTTCGATTCAATTATTGGAACGATAGATTCTTTAGTCACTGATTTAAGCTGTTGCAGTGCATTCATTTCAGCTGTAGAGTTCTTAAGTATAGGGAAATAAGTTGACATTAAAAAAACACCCTTTCTTTATTTCTAAAATTTCATAATGCAATTATATAATTCTATAAAACCCATAAAATTCCTTTGAAGAATTGTCCAAGAACGAAAGCGTGAGGACACTAAATTGAATCCAATTTAGTGTCCTTTTTATTTTTAAAAAGTAATGTTATAAGGATTTTTATAAACTTTTCTAATTTAAAAATAGAATTTTAATTGTCTGTTTAATCATTGTTTGCAAAGTATCATAGGTATCTAGTCGTATTATCAAGGCGTAAAGAGTGTTAGTGATGTTTGATTTGATGAATGTTTTTTATTAATAAAAAAGATAAGGAGTGTATTATAGATGGGGCAATTAACTTTTTTACCTAAAATTGATCGTAAAGCAACACAAGCGCGTTTAGAAGAGGTTCTTGAGAATATTCGTATTTATAGACAATTTGGGATGATTAGAAATGAAATGAAGGTCACAACTTCTTGTGAGCCAAGATATCACGGTCCGACAAATTTAGTAGGTAAACCTGCTGAAGAAGTTGCTTTGGCAAATGTTGAATTGAGTGAACGAGAATTGAAGTTAAATCGCTTATCTTTTCAAGTTGATAAAGTTTTAAGTCGTTTTAGTAAGAGCCAAAGGGACATAATTGTAAAGCGATATCTAGAGGATGAGGATGTATTTGATTATATGGTTTATAACGAAATTGGTATGAGTGAGCGGACGTATAGACGTAATAAAGCCAATGCTTTTTATAAACTTGCATTTGCTCTTAGATTAGAAGTTTACGAACAACAGGGCGGTGAACAAGAATGAATTTTGTTCAACCTATTCGCGATCTAGAGCAGATACAGCAAATTAAAGAGTATTTAAAAGAAAAGAGCGAACGTAATTATATCTTGTTTGTAATGGGAATTAATACAGGCTTACGTATTAGTGATATCTTGAAGCTAAAGGTCGGTGACTTAAAAGGGAGCCATATTTCAATGCGTGAAATGAAAACAGGTAAGCAGAAGCGTATTCAAATTACTGCAGCATTAAGAAGAGAGTTGAAATGGTTCATTGATGAAAAGGAAGACCATGAATATCTAATTAAAAGCAGACAAGACAGTAACAGGCCAATAGGTAGGAGCATGGCATATAAGATACTTCGAGCAGCGGCAGCAGAGTTTGGTTTAGATGAGATTGGTACACATACATTACGTAAGACATTCGGATACCATATGTACATGCAGACAAAGAATATAGCATTGCTAATGGAGATATTCAATCACTCATCAGAACGGGTAACGCTTAGATATATAGGAGTAAACCAAGACGCAATGGATAAGGCTATGAAGAAGTTCAAAATATAGCAAACATTCTTTTTTCTTTTTTGTTTTTTACAGTTAACCATTTTTTATGTGTTGTGTAACTCAAAATAAAAGGATTGATAAAGTTAAGTGTGACAAGCGATTCAGCGTTTGAGGCAGTTACACAAAATATAAGATATGAGTAACTTGTAATGTTATAATAATTCGTATAGGAATAATTGGAGGATTGTTAATGTGGATAAATTTATAAATTTCTTTTCGAATATTAATTGGCAGACATACTTTAGTTCTATCTTAACAACAGGAGTACTTTATTTCCTTTTTCAAACATGGGCAAAAGAGGGGTTATCTTTTGTTTACAAGAAGAAATTTGAAGAATTTAAAAAAGAGTTAGAACAACATGCTGAAAAACAAAAGTTAGATTTTCAAAGGAAGATACATGATTTTGGTCTGTATTCTTCAAAAAGGCATGAGATATATCCAGAATTATATAAACAAATATTAATAGCACAGTCTTATATATTGTCATTAAGAGGTCTAAAATCTGTTCCTACGTTTGTGGAATATGATTCAGATGATATAAAAGAATATTTGGGACAAAGAAAAGTTTTAAATGGCAAAATAAACGAAATAGTTGAAATGTGGGAGAGGGATAAGGAAAGAGCTATTAAAGAAGTGAATGATTATATGAAGATTATAGAAATACAAGAAGCTAAATATGAATTAAGTAAAGCACGTGAACAATTATGGAAAAATGAACTATATTTGTCGCAGTCTGTTTGTGATGCAGCACAGCAGTTGGTAAAGAATTTAAGTAGTTTATTGATAAACTACGAGTTTTATGAACCTTCATTAAGGCAAGAGAATCAAAGATTAACAGAGGCTATTCAACAGAATATTGTCGACTTGAAAGATAAAATGCAAGAAGAACTAGCGATTGGACATTATGAATAATTAAATACGAGGGAATAACTATGAATTTTTTTGGATTAATTGGCAGAGTCGTGACCGTTTTTTGACCGCAAATGTGCCGGTTGATTTGGAATTACTGTGATATATTTGTATTGTGATGAGTGACGGGAATAACACGACTCGCAAGGATAATTTTATAATTAAACGGCCCTTTTGATTTAGACCTTGATTTCCGACAGCTTCGATGTTGCAGATTGAATGAACATTGAAGTAATGAAGAGCTTTTGCTCTTCTTTGAGCTAGCAACATCCTAGGTAGATAGAAATGAGGGTGGACTGATAATCCAGCCAAGACGTTCATCGTGGTTGTTAGCTGAAAGAGGCGCAAGAGTACCTTAACCAAAATTAAAAGAAATATGAAGTACACAGCACGACTTGTCTATTTTGAAGACCGTTATCCGATTGGATAGCGGTTTTTACTTTCTTTGATTGAAAGTAAAACTTCATTTACCGTATTTAAAGTAATAGCATAAAGATTTGACGAAAGGGCAACTGGTGCACGGTTGCTCTTTTATTATGCAAAAAGTGTATAAGTCGTGTGAGAGTTGAAAAAATAGTATATTATCTTTCTCAATGTACATATTAAGTAAAGTGTTTAATATCATACATAAAAGGCGGGGTAATATGAGTGAAAATAAGAAAAATGAAGAATTGAATAAGGTGAAGAAGTATTATTTTAATGAGGATAATCAACCAGTAGCTGGTATAGAGTTAACTTTGCCGCCTGATATAGGAAGCTTGTTAGACCCGAAATCAGATAATGATGAAAGTAGAGAGGGTAATAATGAATAAGTTTAATCTAAGCATCCATTCGGGTGCTTTTTATTGTACAAAGAAAAAAGCCCTGAATAGGACTATATGCTTTTCTTCATACCGCATTGACGACATTCTCTTATGAAGATGAAATCTTTAACGGAACTCTTGAATAAAGTGTTGCCGCAATTATCACAGCGACCGCTAATTTTATCAGGGTATTCTTTGTAGTCGTATATTTTACTTAGATCGTATTCTTGTTTAGGTTCTTTATTTTCCATTTGTTTCACCTACATATCAATCTGAATTAATATAACTTAATCATAATAAAACGAAGTATTCACATAGTGGATGCTTTTTATTTTGGAAGGAATGATACAAATGACATGGTTAAGTTTCTTCATTGGTTACAGTACAGGCATGATAATAACTGTATTAATTATGAAAAGCATCATTGAAGCGAAAGAAGTAGACAGACGGGATGTAAGCTTTTAAATAGTTGATTTAAATTAAAGTATCCATTCGGGTGCTTTTTCACATTTCGGGAAGGATGAGCATATACTGCTTGTACACCATTTAACTTTTGTTAAAAGGACTCTCGTAATCCAAATCCCAAAGAGGAGCGCTTGCGGAAACAGGTGCTCTTCTTTTTATTATGTAAAATTACATAGGTGGTGTTTTGAGAGGTTTTATAAATATATATAAAAATATATTTATAAAATTTCCATATTATTGCATAATGTGTTTTGGAGGCGATAGTTTATGGAAAATAAGAAGTGGGAAAATAGAGATTGGGTTTGGCTAGTAGGAATATTAATTACGATAATAATTTTACTAATAGCTGGATTTTATAACAATGATAAAATAGAGTTGAATTTCACTATCATATCTAGTGCAGTATCTATAGCTTTAGCACTTGTGGCGATTTTCATTGCACTTAAACAAGATAGTGATAATCAACGAGTAAATGATCGAATATCTTATTTGTTAAATGAAATATCAGTTAATGTAAGGAATGTAGATGCTAAGGTTGATAAAATAGATCCAAGGTTGTTGCATAGTGTTACTGAAGAAGTTGTAGACGAATACACTCAAGAAAGTAAAGAGAAAGAGACCTTTACCAAAGAAGAAGTTGATGAAATTGTTAATAAAATTAGTAAAGATATAACATCAAATATTAACGATCTTATAAATCTAGAAAATAATAAAAGAAAATATAGTTCGTCATATCAAAATAGAATGACGAAATCCACAGCTATTAAGGAGTTAAAAGTTAAAAATATAATTTTAGATAATATGGACAAAAGTCTTGTAGAGTTACAGGACATCCTAGCAGAACAAGTAGGAACTTCTTACTCAACAAGGTATATTGCTGATCTAAGGGAAGAAGCTCTTAATTCTAAGTCCAAAACCGTATTAATATAGCTATTTATTAAAACTAAGCACTCAACTATTTGGGTGCTTTTTATTATAAAAAAGGAGAGTGAACAGGAATGATTGTAGAAATTAGAAAGACTGTATCGGGAACTGAGTATTGGGATGCAAAAGAAAAGCGAAGTTTATTTGTACCAGCTGGTGAAGAGCCAGGATTCGAAGTAACTGAAAATCCTGAGAGTATGATCATGGGTGTGGACTTAGCAAGTGGTCCAGATACAACGGTATTAAATACAGTATCCTTGGAAGATATGAAGGTAAATGAGTTGCGTGCTTATGCTGCCGAACAAGGTATTGAGATTCCATCAAATGTTACAAAGAAAGATGACATCATTGCTTTACTGTCATGAAGTACTGTGACTTTAACGGCTGCCATAACAAGATAAGTAAGGGTAGATATTGTGAGGAACATAAGCGCAATAAGCCACGGAAGAAGAAGGACAAGAAGAACATCTATCATCATGAGAATAAACCATTCTACAATTCGGATGAATGGAAGTTCGTTCGTTCTCAAGTATACGAACGAGAGAAAGGATACTGTCAGCGATGTGGAAGATTCGTCTTTGGTAGGAGTGCTCATGTGCATCACATCATACCTATTAGGCAAGACGAAACACTTAAATTAGAAATAAATAATTTAATGTTACTTTGTCCAAAATGTCACATCAAAGAAGAAAATGAAGAAAAACAAAAAACAGTTTTTCCAAGTTATTTTGGATAGCCCCCCTATCAAATTTTAAAAATTGTCCTGTGGGAAAGATAGGTAGCAATGGGGGCACGTAAAGAGTTGCGCCACTTTTGAAAAATAAAGGGGGGTGTGAATGTGGCTCGAATGTCAAAAAAGAAAAGATTAGAAATGCTAGATATAGCAAGGGATGAAGAGCGAAAAAGAATCACAAAATTATTGACGGATGAGGATCTCTTCACACCTTCTTTGGAACCATTAATTGAAAATTATTTAGATGCTTTTATTATTTATAAAAACATGTTTGATGCTTGGAAAGATGAGGGGTTTGCTCCTACAAAAACGCATGAGAACAAGGCTGGAGCTATAAATGAAATGAAGCATCCCCTTGCTCAACAAGTTGAAACTTGGAATGATAAGAAGAATAAAATGTTAGAATCTCTTGGAATGACGAATAAGGGAAAAAGTGTGCAAAAAACGACTAAAAACACAGAAAATATTCCATCTAATGAGCCTAAAGATGAATTAGCGGCACATCGAGCGAAATGGCGGGGAATCAAATGATTATTACACCAGGCGTTAACTTTGCTGATAAGTATGCGAATAACGTCATGCGTAATAAAAAGAAATACCCGAAATCAATTATCCTTGCGGTAGAACGATATAAGAAATGGAAAAAACGTAAGGACATTTGGTTTGAAGTAGATCGAGCAAATGAAATGATTGATTTTGTACAATCATTTGTACGACATGTAAAAGGTCCGCTTGCGGGTCAATTGATGGAATTAGAACTGTGGGAAATATTTATTTTTGCGAATATGTATGGTTGGTACCATAAGAATGAAAAAGGAAAAACTGTTCGTGTTATTCGTGAATCATATGTTCAGGTACCGAAGAAAAATGGGAAGACAATCATTGCAGCTGGTGCACTTCTTTATGCAATGTATGGTGAAGGTGAACTTGGTGCGGATTGTTATTGCTCAGCTTCTGACTATGAACAAGCACAAAATGCAGCTGAACCAATTGCACAAGCGATAGAAAATTCTGAACCGCTGGCACGTCCTACACAAATTTATAAAGGTGTGAATGGTACAGTTAGTGGTGCTATGTATCGTTATAACACCAATGGTATTGCCTACCAAAATAAATTCAAAGTATTAACTAAAAACACTAAGGGTCTTGAGGGAAAGAACCCTTATTTTGTTTTAAATGATGAGCTTCATGCCCAAGAGAATATGGACATGTACGACAACTTGAAGTCAGCACAGATATCTCGTGAGCAACCGATGATGCTCAATATTTCAACGGCTGGTAAGGGTTCTTCTTCGGTTGGTATGCGAGTGTACAAGTATGCAAAGCATGTTCTCGAAAATGATGATGATGATTCCTTATTTGTTGCAATTTGGGAGCCGAACAAGAATTATGATTGGGAAGATCGTAAAGTTTGGGCAATGGTTAACCCAAATATCGGTGTTTCCGTCACTATGGAACAGCTCGAGATTGAATTCAAGAAAGCAAAGCAATCAGCACATTCAAAAGCTGAATTCTTATCCAAACATTTAAACGTATTCGTAAATGGTGCAGAGAATTACTTTGAACAAGACCAGGTGCAGCATGTACTTGTGGACGATCTTGGCGATTTAACAGGAGAAACTTGTTACCTTGGACTGGATTTGTCGAAAACAACAGACTTAACTTGTGTGAGTTTGAACTTTCCAACTTATGATGAAGAAGGGAAAGCTATTCTGAAGGTCAAGCAGATGTACTTCATACCGAATGCAGACATTGAGTTTCGTGAAAAAGAGGACAACGTTCCTTATACTGACTTGGTTGAGCGCGGTTACGTGCAGTTTTGTGATGGTAAAATGATTGACCAGGAACAAGTGCTGGATTACATCAAAGAATGTATGGATTTATACGATGTGCAGCAACTAAACTATGACCCGGCCATGTCTCAGAAGTTAATTGAGAAATGTGAAAACCTTGGTCTTGAATGTGTTGTAGTAAATCAATATCCAAACGTTATGAACGCTATGATTGATGATGCAGAACGTTTAATTTATGAAGAACGATTATTCACTGATAACCCACTATTTATATACTGTGCATTAAATTTAGTTGTAGTAACAAACATAAATGGAATGAAGGGGCCTTCAAAACGTCAGTCAAAGAAAAAGATTGATGGATTTGTGGCCTTTTTAGTTGCACATAAAGAAACCATGATGCAAATGGATGATATAGATGGTGACGGTATGGATGATTTAATTAGTGAAATTTATAGATAGATATGAAAGGCGGTGAGATATTGGGTTTACGAGATCGGTTTTCAAATTTTGTGTACAGACAGATGGAGAAGCGCGGCTGGTTCGAAGATATTTTTAGTAACACCATTCGCTATGGTGGCCGATACGTCACAGATGAAAATATTTTAGAATCTAGTGACGTGTATGAATTACTCCAGGACATTAGTAATCAAATGATGTTGGCAGAAATAGTTGTGGAAGACAAAGATGGAAAGGAAATTAAAAACCATCCATCTCTTAAGGTTTTAAAGAATCCAAATAACTATTTAACACAATCTGAATTTATAAAACTTATGACGAATACTTACTTGTTACAAGGTGAAGTGTTCCCAGTTCTTGATGTGGACCAATTGCATCTAGCGCAAAATGTTTATACTGAGTTGGATGACAGGTTGATTGAACATTTTAAAATCAATGGAAATGAAATACCGTCTTTTATGATTCGGCATGTGAAAAATGTCGGTGCTGATCACTTGCGTGGCGTTGGATTAATGCAGCTGGGTAAAGATACGCTTGAAGGTGTTATGAGTGCTGAGAAAGTTTTAACTGATAAGTATAAAAAAGGTGGTTTACTAGCATTCCTATTACAATTAGACGCACACATTAACCCGCAAAACGGTGCACAATCTAAACTTATCAAAGCTATCTTAGACCAATTGGAAGCCATAGACGAAAGTCGAAGTGTCAAAATGATTCCTTTAGGTAAAGGATACAGTATTGAAACACTTGAGAGTCCAATTGACGATCAAAAGACGCTGGACTACTTGAATGTTTATAAAAAAGACTTAGGTAAGTTCTTGGGCATAAATGTGGACACATACACAAAGTTAATTCAATCCGATTTAGAAAAAGCGATGATGTATTTGCATAACAAAGCCGTTCGTCCAATAATGAAAAACTTTGAAGACCATTTGAGTCTTCTTTTTTTCGGCCGAGATTCTGATAAGAGAATTAAATTTAAGATTAATATTCTTGATTTTGTTACTTACAGTACAAAAACAAATATCGGTTACAACATTGTGCGTACAGGAATTACAAGTCCAGACAACGTTGCGGATATGCTTGGGTTCCCTAAACAAAATACGCCTGAATCGCAAGCAATCTATATTTCTAATGATTTATCAAAAATTGGAGAGAAAAACGCTACTGATGATAGCTTGAAGGGAGGTGATGGAAATGGCAAAGAAAAAGGAAACACGGACATTTGACATCACCAAATTAAACACTAGGGATGTTACAGAAGAACAACCTTCTATGATAACTGGTTATGCAGCTGTTTTTAATTCAAAAACATCTATTGGTGGTTGGTTTGAGGAGATTATTGAACCTGGTGCTTTTGCTCGTTCTCTTTCTGAAAATGGCGATATTAGAGCGTTATTTAATCACAATTGGGATAACGTTCTTGGTAGAACAAAAAGTGGTACATTGCGACTAGAAGAGGATGAGAGAGGACTAAAATTCGAAATTGAATTACCTAATACATCTGTTGGTCGTGATTTAGCTGAAAGTATGTCCAGGGGAGACATTAACCAATGTTCATTTGGATTTTGGATAACTGAAGAAACTTGGGATTACAATGTTGAACCATCATTAAGGACCATTCACGAAGTAGAACTATACGAAATATCAGTTGTCTCTATACCAGCTTATGACGATACTGAAGCATCGTTAGTTCGTAGCAAAGAGATTGGTAAAGAAGTGGAACAACGAATGAAAATGATTAAACAAATAAATCAATTATTGGAGGAAAAATAAATGAATCGTCAATTATTATTAGCTTTACAAAAACGAAACAAAGAAAGACTTACAGAATTACGTGCTCAGGTAGAAAGTCCAAAATTACGCGCTGAAGACTTAGCGTCTATTCAAGAACAAATTGAGACAATTAATAAGGAATTGCAAGAAGTTGCTGATGCTTTAGCAAATCTTGATGATGAAGGAGATGGTGACGAAGGATCCGGGGAAGGTTCTTCAGAAGGTGACGAAGGCGGTTCTGGTGATGAAGGAGAAGGTCGCGATGGTGATCCAGAAGGAGAGGATGAAGGCGGTCAACGTGGAGCTGGTCTTTCAGCAGAACAACGAAATGCAGCAATGGTAGCTATTAAAGCTGGTCTTTCTACTCGAGGCAATAAAACTACTAAAACAAAAGAAAAAGAAATTCGTTCCGCATTTGCTAATTTCGTAGTTGGTAACATTAGTGAAGTAGAAGCGCGCTCACTTGGTATTGAAGCTGGAAATGGTTCAGTAACTATTCCAGAAGTCATTGCAAGTGAAATCATCACTTATGCTCAGGAAGAGAACTTATTGCGTAAGTATGGCTCTCGTCATAAAACAAACGGAAATGTTAAATATCCTGTTCTTGTTAAGAAGGCAGCTGCAAATGTTAACAAAAAAGAACGTGGTGCAGGAAACGAAATCCCTGAAACTGATATTGAATTTGATGAAATCCTTCTGGATCCAGCAGAATTTGATGCGCTGGCAACCGTTACGAAGAAGCTTATCAAAATGTCCGGTGTCAATGTGGAAGATATCGTAATCGAGGAATTGAAAAAGGCATATGTCCGTAAAGAAACAAATTACATGTTTAACGGTAATGATGTTGGTAATGAAAACCCTGGTGCATTGGCTAAGAAGGCAGTTCCATATTACGAATCAGAACCAATTGATATTACTGCTGCTGGATATTCTCAAAAGCTTTATCAGCAATTAGTAAAATTAAAAGGTCAACCGGTGACCGAAGTGCTTAAGAAATCCATGTGGATTATCAACCGTGCTGCATTAACAGTGCTGGAAGGTATGACTGATACTACCGGAAAGCCATTATTATATGAAGCTCCAAATGGTGTAGGGTACAAATTACTTGGTCATACTGTTGATTTCACAGATGCGGCAGATGGTGCAGATCCTACTAAGCCAGTGTTTTACTTTGGTGATTTCAAAGCATTCCATATTCAAGACGTTATTGGTGCAATGGAATTACAAAAGCTTATTGAGAAATATTCAAGTACAAATAAGGTTGGTTTCCAAATTTACAATTTACTAGATGGTCAATTAGTTTACTCTCCATTTGAACCGGCCATTTACCGCTATGAAGTTGGTAAAGTAAAGCCTGCTTAATGGTGAAGGATTATGGATGATTTAATTGAAAAATTAAAAGATCATATACATTGGGAAGAGGGTATGGATGATTCCATGCTCTCTTTTTATTTAACTACTGCGCAAAAATACGTACAAAATGCGACAGGCTCACAGACCGAATACTTAGTGATTATGGTTGCCGGCATTATGTATGAATATCGCGTGTCCGAAAAGGAATTAGAACAGGCACTTGATGCTTTAACTCCTTTCTTTGTACAGGAGGTTTATTCAGATGTCGAAACGACTTAATAACAATTTGAAATGGGCAGCTGATTTATTAAAACTTGGTGAAACCATTGACCCAGATACAGACCGTGTGGTTATGGGATATCTATTCGAACGAAAGATTAGATATAACAATATTGGCGTGACTTCAATGGACAAGTTTACAACGAAAGATACAAACGAAGTTGTGAAGAAAATTGAAGTTCGTTTAGATCGAGCGATTGAAGAAAATCAAAAAGAGTATCGTATCAAAATTAAAGATACGATTTATAACATTGAACGGATTTATGTGCGTGAGCATGATCGTGTGATGGAGGTGTCATTGTCACATGCAATTTAATTTTCAACAGTTGCGAACAATCATGAAACAATCGGGTTTACAAGTTTACCGTGACGAAGCACCAACAACAGCGATATATCCATACATTGTGTATGAATTTGTGAATGAAACTCAAAAGCGTGCATCGTCAAAAGTACTTAAATCAATGCCACTCTATCAGATTGCGGTTATCACAAGTGGTACTGAGCAGGATATTGAGCCATTGAAAGCCGTTTTAAACGCAGCTAGTATCGAATACTCTCAATTTGATGCAATACCATACGATGAGAACGACAACACCATAACGCAGTTTATAACGCTTGTGAGGTGTGTTAATTAATGGCTAATAATAATGGCTTTGCAGATGCGCTTGAGGATATTAATACGTTATTGCGTGTTGATAAGGAAGTTGAAATGAAAGTACTGATAGAAGCCGCTGAGTACTTTGTAGACAAGCTTAGACCACGAATTAAGATGTCTAATAAAAACAAGCAAACGCATTTAAGAGATAGTTTAAAAGTGGTTATAAAAGATGACGTTGTTAGAGTTGAATTTGAAGACGAAGCTTGGTATTGGTATCTTGCTGAAAATGGGCATAAAAAATCGAATGGTAAAGGCCGTGTGAAAGGCCGGCACTTTGTTCAAAACACATTTGACGCGGAAGGCGACAAAATAGCAGACATTTTGGCTCAAGAAATAATAGATAAAATGGAAGGATGATTTAAATGACAAAAGCACAAGAGTTATTGTATCCAGTTGGTATCGAATCGCTATATATCGCCATGATGACGAGTGGTAAAGATTCACGAGACGCTATTCCAACTTATGAAAGCCAAATTTATGTGATGGATAACATTGTTGAAATCGGCATTGCTGGTGAAAGTAAAACTGTACAAAAATGGGCATCTAATAAACTATTTGTTAATGCCAGCAAAAACTCTAAAAACAAATTATCTTTGAAGCATGTAGCACTTCCACAAGAGGTAAAAGATAAAATTTATGGTTATTTAGCACAAAAAGGTGTTGTGTTTAATAAAGCAACAGTAAAGGAATATCCAATGTTTGCTTTAGGTTTTGTCGCGCCTTTATCTGATGGTTCTAGTATGGGTCGTTGGTATCCTCGTGTACAAGTTACACCTCCTGAAGAGACGTTTGGAACACAAACAGATGAAGCAGAAGTTAAGGATCAATCGCTGAATATGGAAGCTACACCGTTATTGTTTAATGACGTGACAGAAGTAGATTTTTCAGAAGTCCGCGATAGTGCGACTGGCATTAAAGTTGCTGACTTTATGAAACAAGTAATTTGTGACGAGTCTCAACTGGCGTCTCTTGGAACAGTAACACAAGGATAGGAGTGATAACATGGCACGATTAAGTGACTTAGTAAATGTTGAAATTAATATAAATAAAATTAAAATACAGGGTGTTGAAATCCCTGTTATTTTTACGTTCGAATCATTCCCTTATGTGGAAGAAGCATATGGGAAATCATATCATGAGTTTGAAAAAGAAATGAATGAAATGCTGGGAAAAGGTAGTTTCTCTTTGGGAGAAAAAGAAGCTAAATTGATGCGTTCTTTAATTTATGCAATGGTGCGAAGCGGAGGTACTGAATGTACACCAACTGAAATTAAACATGCAATACCACTCTATGATGTTCCTGATATTTTTGCAGTAGTATACGAAATCTTTAGTGGTCAAAACTTCCAACGCTCTGATATGGAGAAGCTGAAGCAAGAAAAAAAGTAAAAAACATACTGACTAAAAATGAAGAGTCTCAGTCCGAATTGGACTGGGATTTTTATTTTTATGTTGGTAATACGTTGTTGGGATTAAGTATGGTCGATTTTTGGAAAATCACACCTAATCATTTTTTGAAACAGTACATTATGCATCTTAAATACAATCATCCAGATGCATTAGTTGAAGAGAAGCCACAACGGGTTTATTTAGATCAGACGCCATTCTATTAAAAAAGCGAGGTGAGAAAATGGCAGACAAGCAAAGAAATGTTGTACTCAATTTTAAGATGAATGGACAGGTTCAATATGCTCAAACGTTAAAGGAAATCAATATGGTTATGAATAACGCAGCCAAAGAGTATAAAAATCATATTGCAGCAATGGGGCAAGATGCTTCTGCGACGGATAAACTTATTGCTGAGAAGAAAAAGCTTGAAATACAAATGGAAGCCGCTAAAAAGAGAACTGAAATGTTGCGCGCTGAGTATACAGCAATGGCAAAGGACACGAACACGACAGCTGAACAATTGAACAGAATGTATGGTAAATTGCTAGATGCTGAGAGAGCAGAAACATCACTTGCTAATTCGATGAAACGCGTAACAGAAGGATTATCAGAAGAAGCACAGGAAGCTAGGAAAGCACAAGAGGATTTGGAAAAATTGAAACAAGGCACAAAACTACTTGAAGCGGAACAAAAGAGCTTAGCTAGTGCTTTTAAACTTCAAAATGCTGAACTCGGTGCCAATGCGGATGAATTCGACAGGCTAGATCTGGCGTATGAGCAACTGCAACAACAGATGAAGTTGACAGATAGGGTAGTTCAGAATTTAGAACAACAGTTGGAAGTGGCAAAACATGCATATGGTGAGAATTCTGTGGAAGTCAAGCAACTCGAAACAAAGCTAAATGAAGCTAGAACTACATTGAAAAACTTCGAAAACGCACTTGAAAACGCAGGGAGAAGTGCTGACAAAGCCGCTGATGATTTAGAGCAGCTAGGTCACAAGATGGACTTGAATAACATGCTTGAAGCAACGGAAATACTACAAGGCATGTCTGAACAGTTGATTGGATTTGGTAAATCAACTATGGATACTGCAATCGAGTTTGATAATTCTCAAAGAAAAATCCAAGCAAGTTTGGGTTTAACAGGAAAAGGTGCAGAAAATCTAGAGAAGATAGCAGAAAATACCTGGAAGAAGGGTTTTGGTGAAAATATCGAAGAAGTTGACCAGGCATTAATAAAAGTCTTTCAAAATATGAAAGATGTTCCGCATGAAGAGTTGCAAATGGCATCAGAGGACGTATTAACATTAGCAAAAATTTATGATGTAGATCTGAACGAAGCGACTCGAGGTGCAGGACAGTTAATGTCTCAATTCGGTTTGTCTACACAAGAAACATTTGATTTATTGTCAGCTGGTGCTCAAAGTGGACTCAATTATTCAGACGAACTTTTTGACAATCTATCAGAATATGCTCCGCTGTTCAAACAAGCAGGATTCAGTGCTGATGAGATGTTCACTATACTTGCCAACGGAACTCAAAGTGGATCGTATAATCTCGACTACATCAATGACCTTGTAAAAGAGTTCGGAATCCGTGTTCAAGATGGCTCTAAAGGCGTATCTGAGGGATTTGGTGATTTATCAGAATCTACACAAGAAGTTTGGAAGTCATTTAATGAAGGTAAAGCCACGGCAGCGGATGTATTTAATGCCGTTTTAGGTGATTTACGAAACATGGATGACAAAGTGAAAGCGAATCAGATTGGCGTTGCATTATTCGGTACAAAATGGGAAGACATGGGCGCGCAAGCCGTTCTTAGTCTCAATGATGTGAATGGTGGTCTTGGAGATACAAAAGGTAGCATGGAAGAAATGAAAAAAATCCAAGAAGAGTCCTTCGGACAGCAGTTTCAGAGTATGTTGCGTGAAACGAAAGCAGCTTTAGAACCGCTTGGTAAAGTGTTGATTGACATAGCAAAAGACATTTTACCAGCAATTTCAAAATCAATTAAAACTGTATCTGATTTGTTTTCGAAATTACCAGCACCTGTCCAAACTTTTACTGTTGTCCTTGGTGCATTATCTGCAGCGTTTATTATTTTAACACCTATCGTTGCAGCTCTAGCAATATCGTTTATGACCCTTGATGTTGCAATATTACCTATAATCGCTATTATCGCAGCCGTCGCGCTTGCAATAACCGGAATTATATTAGTCATTCAAAACTGGGGTGAGATAGTCGATTGGCTTTCTGAAAAATGGTCTCAATTTTCTACATGGCTCGGCGAATTATGGCAAGGAATTGTTCAAGTGTGCAGTGATGCTTGGAATTCCACGGTTGAATTTTTTTCTCAAGCTTGGTCTTCATTTTTGGAAATGGCACATAGTTTTTTTGAGCCACTGGCTGAATTTTTTAGTCAATTGTGGTCTAGCATTGTCGAAACAGCGTCTAATTTTTTGGGGCAACTGACACAAGCCTGGTCTAATACGTGGAATACAATTCTAACAATCTTAGACCCTATTATTTCACTTTTGAAAACTTTGCTAGAAGGAGCTTGGCTAGCTATTACAGCAGCCGCACAAGTTGCCTGGGCCTTATTTAGTAAATATATCATTGACCCGGTTACGGCCGCGTACAACTGGTGTAAAGAAAAATTTGGTGATTTAGTTAGTTGGCTGAGTCAAAAATGGGAGTCACTGAAATCTATGACATTATCAGCTTGGAATTCAGTGAAACAGCATATTATTGAACCAATTTCTTCTGCATATAACGGTGTAGTAGAAAAAGTAATATCAATGTATAACGCAGCAGTAGATAAGTTCAATTTTATTAAAAATGCAGCGACTGAAAATTTTAATGCCGCTAAAAATGCCATTGTGAATCCGATAAAAGAAGCCGCCGACATGGTGAAAGGTTGGTTAGATAAAATTTCAGAATTCTTTAGCAATCTTAAATTAAAAATCCCAAAACCTGAATTACCACCATTACCACATTTCAGCTTGAAAACAAGCAAAAAAGAAGTAGCTGGTAAAACAATATCTTATCCGTCTGGCATCGATGTGGATTGGCGTGCAAAAGGTGGTATCTTTACACAACCAACTATTTTTGGAATGAGCAATGGACGTTTACAAGGTGCTGGTGAAGCCGGACCGGAAGCGGTTTTACCTCTCAACAAAGAAACGCTTGGTACAATTGGAGACGCTATTTCAGCAAACATGGGCGGAGATGTTGTTGTTCATGTTTATTTAGATGTGGATGAAGTGAATACGAAGTTAGCTCCTGGCATGAGTCAAAAAATAAATCAAAATAACAAAATTACAGCTCGTAGTCGAGGAGTGATAACGTGATTACACTTGATGATAAATATAGATTTGAGGATTTTGGTTTCGAATATGAACCTGGTAATAAGGACCCTCTCACACCTGTTTTTGACCGAAAAACAATGTTTATTCCAGGAAGAGTTGGGTCCTATAAATTTGGTGCTGAAATAAAAGAAAAACATTTTACGTTCCCTTTGAAAATTATGGAACGGTTTTATGATGTGATGCAGCAGAAGTTTAATGAACTTACTGCTTTTTTATTTGATCCGTACGGTAATCCTAGGAAATTTAAAATGGTATTAGATTATGAACCGGACAAGTTTTATTATGTTGAATTAGCGCAGCAAATCATTCCAGATAGAATAACAGATGAAGCTGACGTGGTGCTAGTTTTAGTTGCTGATGATCCGCGTAAATATAGTCTAGTAACAAATGATGAAGTTACATGGGGAAGTGAAACCATTACATTTGAAAACACGATATATACTTTTGGTCACACTGGCGGAGGACAAGTTGAAAAAATAACTTCTCCAAGGTTATATAGCGTGTTTGTTAGTGGAATGGTGCAAACTCCTATCATAAAAATCAATGGAACTGGAACGAATGTAATTGTATCTGCGAATGGAAAGTCATTCTCTCTAGGTACATTTAATAATACAGATTGGATTATTGACGGAAATACATGGACTGTGTTAAAGAACGGAGCGAATGGATTATCTGATTATAATAAAGGTTATCCGAACGGAAGTTGGCTAGAGTTTATGCCTGGTGATAATCAAATTTCAATAAATGGAACAAGTTTGGATCTAACGATACAAATCGAGTTTAGGGACAAATTTATATAATAGGCAGGTGATGACATGGTAGTGCAACATATAAACTATAAAGATAAGATGTTTCAGGGTACTGATAAGTTAAATGAGTCCATAGACCAATCAAATGAAGCAATAGAAAAAGCAAAGACAGCAGAAATAAATTCAACAAGCGCTGTTGACACCGCTAATAGTGTACAAACACAATTAAATACAATTGTGATAAATAATGGTCAATCTGATGCGGAAGTATTACAAGGTAGAGTAGATGCTAATGGTAACGAATTTGGAACGATAAAATTACGTATTGATGCAGAACAAAATAAAATTGAGATTTTGCAACAAAATATAGGATCTATTGAACAATTCGGTGGTAAAGTTGACTGGGATGGTATAAGCGGAACCGAAAATTCCGTAGCTTTTTCAAATGCGTTTAATAGTGGTGATACAGTATATATCTATTTACAAAAAGGTAAATTGAAGACATCGCCACTCATTTTACCGACAGACAAAAATATAGTTATACAAGGTATGGGTAAAGACTTAACTGAAATATATTGTACAGGTCGCTTTTTCACTTGTTCAAATACAGCTAAATTTACCACGACTGTTTCTGTAGCATTAACAGAAGGAGATAGATTTGTAACATTATCAAGTATAACAGGCGCAGAAGTCGGACAATTAATCACCTTATCTAGTACACAAAACATGGAAGAAATAGATAGAACGGTAATAAAATCACATTCAGCAATTATCACAGCGATAAATGGGAATGTTGTTACTCTTGATAGACACGTTCCTTGTGATTTTAGTATTACCGGATTCACGGTGACTGCAAAAGGATATAAAGTCGGAAAAGTGAAATTATCGAATATGACCATATCAGGCGAATATGATGGTTATTTCGGAGATATTTCATTTGCTTCTGGATTTGAAGTGGAAAATTTAAAAGTAGTAAATCGCAATAAAAAGTACCAGGGAGAAACAACTACTGAAGGATTTGATCCAAGTCAAACAGGCGGTACGATGCATGGTTTTAGAGTTCAAAATGCTATTGACGCAAAGTTTATCAATCCCGAGTTTGAATATTTAAGTTATGGAGTTATGCCAACAACTGGAGCGGTAGGAACTACGGTCGAAAGGTCTGTCGCAAGAAGATGCAGACATACAGCAGCGCCCACTGGCGGTAGTCAAGGTTTTACTTGTAGAGATGGTAGAGCTTACGAATGCTACGCTGGATATGACAGTCATGAAGGTGCATATGATTCAAGACATTTTAACTGTCATTCATTTGGGGATGAAGTTGAAGTTAAACTGAGAGGGCGACATGACATTGTAGATGGATGCTCGTTTTCAGGAGGCGTTTTGACTCGCCATGATACAGGGTTAAGATCATTATCTGTAAGAGACAAATTTAAAAAATCAATCGTAAGAACTAGAACGGATAAACATGCTATATTCGATCAATCATGTACGGTGAAAATAAGTGATTGTTTGTTTAAAGAATATGTATCTAATTATCAGATAATTGATTCGTTCTCCATTGAGGATACAACAATTCATATGTTAGACGGAACAATCGTAAATAATTGGGCTTTATGGTTAGCCACCGCTCGTGTTAACACATACAGAAACTTAAGGGTTTTCGGACCTTATCGCGGTAAAGATAAGACTGGAGCAACGGTATCAGCAAACATCCATAAAGCTTTCCGAATTGACCGGAATGAACAAAGTGGTACTGTTAAGTTAGAAAACATTGAAATTGACGGATTTGACCACGGTCTATCATTTACCGTGGCAATGGATTTATCAAAATTTATCTTTGAAAACATTCAGATGAAAAATTGTGTTTATGGTATCTGGAATGAAGCTAATTATAAAGACAATCCAACATTTAGAAATCTATCATATTCTGGATGCGCAACAAACGTTCAACAGCCTTATCGTTTCAGATACAACACTCGACCATCAAACCCTATACATGGGCAGTCATATTGGGATGAAACAATAAAAAAAGCTATATGGTATGATGCTTTGGCATCAGCATGGAAAGATGCATCAGGGGTATCTGTTTAATAATGAAAACTAAGAAAATAATTGATATAAATTTTGTTTTTTAGATATAATCAATTTTTTTATTTGATTAACAAATAAATGTAATATAACATAGAAATTGTAAAAAAAATCCGAAGGGATGGCGACCGTGCAAATATTTACAATTTCATTCATTTTATTAATCTTATTCTCTCTCCCTATATTTTATTTTAGAAAACGAGGAGCAGACACATTTTCACCAGTAATGATTTCAATGTTTTTAATAATCATTACAAATATTCCTTATTTGATATCTATTTCTAGAAACTATGATATCCTTAACCCATTAGTTCGATGGCGCATTCCGGAAACAGAAATAGATTATGCAATTGCTAAATATGCAGTTGTGCTTGTGATAGGTGTTATAGGATTACTTCTTGGAGTTAACTCACGATTTTCGGCTAAAATTGTAAAACCTATACCAGTCTTTATAGGGAACGAAAGCAAAGTAAGGTATTTTTGGGCATTTCTATTTTCTTTATTTTTAGGGTTATTAGGTTATAAGATTTTTATGAATTCCGCAGGGGGATTTAGTAATTTTATTAATAATCTTGAACAGAGGGCTTCTTATACAAACGGTAGCGGATATGTTATGACTTTAATGAGTTTATTAGAAATTTCTGTTTATATTTTTATATGTACTTTTAAATATAAGAAGACCTTATTTAAATACTTGGTTTTGATGATATTAATAGTAGGTACTTCATTTTTACTGTCCTCAATGGGCGGAAGAAAATCAACATTGCAGTTTATAATATTTTCTATGATCGTTTGGCACTTTGCAGTAGGTAAAATAAAACGCTTATCATTTAAAATGTGTGCGCTAGTTCCTGTGGCGTTGTTTTATATTGTTGTAATGCCTATTATTCGTACACCAGATGGTGTAGAAGTTTATACAAATAATCCTGAAAAACTTGTGACTGATGTTGTAGAAAGTACAGATTCTCTCACACAACAATTTAGCTACATAGACCATTATTTATTTATTATGGATTATTTTACAATTGATAAATTGTGGTTAGGAAGTAGTTTTATGGATCTATTATATGCTCCTTTACCGAGTTCTATATATCCGGATAAACCTCCTGTTGATGATGGTGTTTATATAAGAACACTGGCAGAAGGATGGGAAGTATCTCCTTCTACACCTTTCAAAGAGATGTATCCATCTTCATGGCCACCAGAAACATTTGGGGCAATGTATATGAACTTTTGGATACCAGGTGTATTTATAGGATTTTATATATTAGGGATGTTATACAGAGCTTCGTATCTTTATATGATAAAATCAGAATATAGTTTGTATTCTATATTAATCTATGGGAATATTTTGTTGAACTTCCATATAAGTAATTTAAGAATTGTACAAACTCTAACAGACATTATATTAATAACGGTGTTTTTAGGGTTATTCTTCTTCGGATTTAAAAAGAAATACAGATTAGTTTGGTAAATTAATCTAACAGATTAATCTTAAAAAACAATAAGTAATTCTTTATAAAATACAGATTTAAAACAAAAGAGTGGCTACGGCTGCTCTTTTTATTTTGAAAGAAGGTGATACATTGCTAAAACTATACAACAAACAACTACAGTTAAAAGCGTATTTAGAAAATGCTTTTAAGATATCATATACGCAGCAGTTCAATGCAATTTGGACGGCTGCTTTTTCATTACCTTTTGATGATCCGAAAAACAATGAAATCAAAGCACTTGATTTTCTTGAGTTGTTTGACAATGGCAAACGAATAGGAATGTTTCGTATTATTCCTATCGAAACCGTAAAAAATGAAAACGAAAAAACAATAACATATAAATGTGAGCACGTCCTGGCTACTTTGCTAAGTGACGTGCTTTTTCGTTATCATCAAATGTCGAATTACACAACAAGGGAAGTGCTTGAATATTTACTAAGTCAGCAAGAAATTAAACATTGGCGCTTAGGTAAATGTGATTTCGTTAGATACTTTCATTACAGCTGGGAGAATGAAAATACATTATTAGGACCAATATTTAGTGTTCCAAAACCGTTTGATGAGCAATACGCCTGGACTTGGGATGATTCAATAGAAAATTATCCTTGGACACTAAACTTAGAAAAAGCAAGTACCGAAATAACTGGTGAAATACGTCACAGAAAGAACCTAAAAGGTATTAAAAGAACAAACGATCCAACCGATATTATTACGCGTCTGTACTTGCTCGGATATGGTGAAGGAGTTAACCAGTTAGACATTACTAAGGTTAATTTAACTGGATTGCCTTATATTGAAGCACCAGCGCACATTATCGAAGAATATGGAATTCAAAAATACATCTGGGTAGATAAACGGTTTGAAAATGCTGATATGTTATTTAGTTCTGGACAGGCTTTTTTAAATAAAAAAAGCACTCCAAAAGTTATGTATGCTGTGGAATCTAGCGATTATGAATTAATAGATCCATATAAAGTTGAAAAATATGAGGTTGGTAAGTTAGTACGCATCGATGATGATGATTTAGGCATAATAGATGTTAGGTTAATGAAAAAAGGGAAATCTGATGTTACGGGTAGACCCTTAGATATGAGTTTGGGAATTGGAGACATACTTGAAGACTTGGGAACAACACAGGCGGATATTGAGAAGCGGCAACAAATTAACGAACTGTATTCGCAAGGTGCGACTAATATTGATAGTCGCGATTTCCAAGATAATTGTGACCCTGATCACCCTGCAGTTATTCGCTTTAAAATACCGGATGATGTCGTTAACATTAATGAAATGATTCTTACATTTGAGACACAAAAGTTTAGGGCGTATGAGAGGGCGATAAAAGGTGGTGGTGCTGTTGTTTCATCTACTGCAGCTGGTGGCGGATTAACACAAACATCAAGTAGCGGAGGTGGAAGTACTCAAACATCATCAAGTGGTGGTGGAAGTATACAAACTAGTTCGACTGGTGGACAATCTACTGTAACAAGCGCAGGCGGTGGTGGTGCTACTGTTACATCATCATCTTATGTTGAACAGCATTTAATGTCGGGTGTTCCTCAAAATAGTGTTGGTACAGAAAACTGGGGATATCATATGCACGAAGTAGTTATACCAGGGCATAACCATTCTGTCGATATACCAAGTCATACACATTCTGTGAGTGTTCCAGCCCATACACATAATCTTAATATACCAAGTCACACTCATGATGTTACCATTCCGAATCATACACATGACATTACTATTCCGCCGCATAAGCACGATATTACGTTACCCGATCACACTCATGCGATTGAATTTGGGATTTTTGAATTAAATGATACACCCTCGAAAGTCACTATTACAGTGGATGGAACAACTATTCCATTTGATAGTACAAGTGGTGACAATATCAACTTAGTTCCATATCTTACAAAAGACTCAAGTGGAAACATTCAACGTGGCCGTTATGCTGAAATAAAAATCACACCAGATAACCTGGCTAGGATTAACGCTACTGTTACGAGTAGATTATTCATCCAATCACGCAAAGGAGGAAAATTCTAATGAGAGAATGGTTAATTAAGAAATTAGTAGGAAACAAGCCGGTTATTATGAACGTTACACTTACATTAGATGAACCAATTAAAGCATCAGAACCAAATGTAATATTAGATAAATGTAGTATCAATTATTCAGAGAAACTACAAAAGGAGATGAATTAACATGAGATTACAGGTTGATACACATAGTGGAAAGCAATTTGAATTGGAAGTAGAAACGTATAATGCAGTAGAAATGAACACACTATTGAATGACAGTACTATATATACAGTTGTGATTGGTAATACGGTTTTTTCACGAATTGATGTAAAGCTAGTAACACCTGTGAAAGAACCAGTAGAACCTATATTGCATAAATAATATTTAAAACAAAATACGATTTAAAAACACAAGCATGCAGCAGCAGATTTCGTGAAAGTTTGGGAATGGACAGGACAAGTTTGGAAAGAAAAACAAAATCAACCGTCAGTTATCTATATACTACAGCAGCAAAATGCTCAACTGGCACAAGAAATAGCTAAAAATAAACTAAAACATCATGAATCGATGCAACAACTTCAAGAGCAAATAGCACAACTAGCACTTCAAATCGCTGCCAAAGGAGGACGATGAAATGTGGTATGAATGGATTAAAGATTGGTATTCTAAAGGTTTTTACACAAAAGAAGAAGTAAAAGTGTTTGTAAAGGCTGGATGGATTACTGCAGAAGAGTATAAGGATATTACTGGCGATGATTATGTAGCATGAAATTGATAAAATATATCTTTAATACGTATGCAAATAAAGAATTTGCTTAAATTTTTCAGTAGTATATATTTAAAGAAATAATGTATGGGAGGCAATTGTATGAGAATAAAAGTAATTGCCACGAGCCAGCAGTTATTTACGTATGAATCAGTTTTAAAAGAATATGGCTACGAAGCTATTTCTAACAACGGCGAAACAGACTATACGTATATTAACATCCATACAATAGACGAACTGCTAAAATTCAAAGATGCAGTCAAGCGGGAATACGAACTGTATGGTGAATTAATTATTACGAATGATCAAGACACAAGAGAGCCACTTATAGAGATCTATGACTATTATCCAGATAAATAACAAATTGCTTAATATTGAATGTATAATATAGTTATCAATTTTAAGATAGGGGACTAGTTATGCTTTTCAAAGAATTTATTAAAATAAATGAAGAGATATGGCACAGTTATTTTAGAAGTTTTTTTAAGCAAATGCTACTTGGTAGAATATCTTTGGATAAAGGATCCATTCTATTTCCAAACATAATGCTCTTTACTGAAACTAAAGAACATTACATCATGGAGTTATTAGGTGCAAACAAATTTTATAATGAATTAAAAACAAAAAAGCATAAGGAAACTTCTACCGCAAAATATCTTTATCAGTTTGAATCCGACCACACTAATTCTGAAGAGTATATGTTTTATTGTGATAGTCTTGGAACGGTATTAAAAAATCTCACTCTTTCACGACCTTTTGATTTGGAGATGTTAAATAAACGTTTTAAAGTTTCTGGCCAATGGCCAGGATCTCATCTTATAATAGATGGAACAGGAAATGGTTCTCTCTTAGGATTTGGGGAAAAATTCAAGTCTCTTTATATAGATAATTGTGTATTAGTTAATCGGTTAGAAGAAATATATCGTGTAAAACAGGTAACTCATATGGTTATTGTTAATAAGAATTATTCTAGAATTGCATATGAGGACGAATTGAAAAACAAACTTAACCATCCTATTTCGTCAACTAATGATTTATTTGGTATACAATATTGTATTGGAACAAAAACCGAGGCTCTAATATTATCTGGTCAATTTGCTAGCACATTCTTAATTCCAGGTTTAAGAGAAACTACTATTGGAGAATTTCTAAACCAGAATCCATCTTTCATTAAAAAAGCATTAAGCTGTAAATCTTTTTTATATGAACAAGACTTCAAATGGATAGAAGGTAATCCCGATTTAGAGGAAAAAACTATTAATCCAGATTTAATGTTACAAAGGGAAGATGGTTTTTATGATATTTGTGATTTAAAGACCCCAAAGCTACATGAAAAAAAGCTTGTAAAAGGAAGGCATAAGAGAAGGGCCTTCGTAAGTTATGTAGATGAAGGTATTTCACAGTTAGCGAATTATGAAGAGTATTTTACTTTTCAAGCAAATAAAGAGTTATCTAAAGCTAAATATGGTGTAGAAGTTGTAGATCCAACTTTATACCTTATAGTAGGAAACTATGAAAATTTAACATTAGAAGAAACTCGAGAAGCTGCAAGGAAACTTAAATCAAATTATAGAATTATCGATTACGATACACTAAATGCTTTATTCCTAAATAATACACTTAATTAATATAGAATACGACTTTGAGCAAATTCAATTCATAGATCAAGAGGAGCAGAAATGCTTCTCTTTTTATTTTGAAAGGAGATGAAGGAATGACAATTGAAATTGGAGTGCTTATCGCGATATTATCACTAGCTATTAGTTACTTGGGGTATTCATTAAATAAAACAAAATCAGTAAGAACAGATGGACAGCAAAGTGCTGAGATGAAAGCAGAGTTAGGCTATATCCGTAAAGGTGTAGATGATATTCGTATTGATCAAAAAGCAAGTGAAAAGCAAATGATTTTGTTTGGTGAAAGAATCACACGGGTTGAAGAGAGTTCCAAGCAAGCACATAAACGCCTTGATAATTTAGAAAAGGAGACGAATTAAATATGAAAAATGAAATCTTAAATAAGTATGTAAATCCAGAAATCGCTATTCTACTTTTTGGTTTCTTGGGATCTATCAAACTACTTCTTGACTCACTTGGGTATCACATTATTACTGACGATATCATTAGTGGGGTTGTTAGCTTCATTTGCTGGGGCATTGCTATCGGAACAATGTTAACGAATACGTATTTGTCTAAACACCGTCAGAAGCAAAAAGAGACACTTCAAAATAAAGGTTTACTCTGAGCATTGTCATTCGGCAGTGCTCTTTTATTTCTAAAAATTAATAAGGAGATGTTGAATAATGAAGTACCATAATCGAAATGTAAATAATTTAAATCAATTAGCAGATTACACAAAAGCGGCAGCTTTTAAATGGTACCAATATTGCTTAGATAATGGAATTGAAGTATTAATCTATGAAACTATTCGTACTAAGGAAAAACAACGTGAGAATGTGAATAAAGGGGTTTCCAAAACAATGAAGTCTTACCACATTGTAGGACAAGCTTTAGACTTTGTGCCGATTAAACCTGACGGTACAGAAGATTGGAACGGTTATAAAAAACAACCGTGGTATGGTGCTATTAAGTACGCAAAACAAATCGGTTTTGAATGGGGAGGTGACTGGAAAGGATTTGTTGATTCACCGCATCTACAGTTTAATTATTGTGGGTATGGTACAGATACATTTAATGGTGGAGATATTCAAGATGTACCAAATTATTCTCCTTCTTCAGATTGTGGAGAAGGCATTACTTACATTGAAGGCAATAATGTAAATTTGCGTAAGGGACCAGGCACAGGATATGGTGTCATTCGTCAATTAAACAAAGGAGAATCCTACAAAGTATGGGGACAATCAAATGGTTGGCTAAACCTTGGCGGCGATCAATGGGTGTATAACGATTGTTCTTACATTCGTTTTACTGGAAACGGCGCACCAGCACAATCTGCTAATGACGGTGTAGGTGTTGGTACCATTACAGCAGATGTATTACGAGTTCGTACTGGCCCTGGAACAAATTATGATGTTGTAAAAAATGTGTACCAAGGTGAAAAATATCAGTCATGGGGATGTCAAAACGGGTGGTACAATGTTGGTGGTAACCACTGGGTATCCGGTGAATATGTAAGGTTTGAGAAGTAATGCCAAAGCCGGCTCATTTGAGTTGGCTCTTTTTTTCGTTTATATTCCTAATAATTGTTTCTTTTTAGCTTGAAATTCTTCTTCAGATAGAATTCCTTGTTCTTTCAATTCTGCAAATTTTTTAATTTCATCTACTACGCTATCATTGGTAGGTGTAGTATTTACTTGTTCAGCTGTGGATTTTTTACCGATTGAACTTTTAACGTGTTCTATAAATTTTTGAACATCACCTTGTTGTATGTATTTCATCTTAACTTTATTGCCAGATGCAAAAAATGAAATTTTATGACCCATAAATCCTTTACCCATTTCAAGAGAACTTATATTTTCATAAGGGAACATTTCTGAATCGTAACCAAATGTACGTTTACCATAAAAGAAAATTCGTTTATCGGTTGCAAGAAATACACCGTTACGTAATGTTTCATGACCCATTGTCTTTGTTTCATATGCTCCCATAACCGTTGCGAATACGGTTTCATTAGGATCTAAATGAGCAATCGCTTGTTCTTTTAATTTATCAATTTTAGCCAT